GTTTAAAAGCAACAACACTGGCCCCCGTAGATCAAAGATCTGTGTCCAGTAGGTTGGGCTTACATGCTGAGCAATGCCAAAAATCAACGTTTGGTGTATTGGTTTAAAAGGTTTTGGAACTCTTTTGGACTCATGTTTTTAAAACGAGGATCAGCAAAGTTCAGAGGCGGGTCACCTTCTCCACCAATAAAACCAGGGCCTGCGGGATTCAACATGGCGTCTGCCATTGGTACGGCGGGTGTGGGGCCTTGAGTAGCTTGGTTCCAAGTGAATTCAGCTCGCTTTTCCAGGGATGGAAGTTCTTGGATACCAATACCGCGTTGAATGGCATCGTAGCCAACAGCACCTGGTTTTACTTGGGAAGCAAGGCCACCAGGGGCGCCATACTTTGCTGCCCAGATTGCCATGCCTTGGTCACGTACCTTAGCACGCTCATCAGCAATCGCTTGCTTTTGCATGTCAGGGTTAGCTTTCACCATCGCCTCAACCCTGGCACGCTCCCGTTCGTACTCACGGTTTTGTGCAGCGTACGGATCAATAGGTGCGAAAGAACCTGCACCGGAAAAGCCACCCCCTCCACCTTGTGCTGCTCCTGGAGAACGTGGTGCAGTGTCTTGAATAAAACGACCTTGCGTTCCAGGGGCGTTAAGAGAGTTTAAAGTGGCGCTACTTCCAGTTCCATTCAATAATTGCCAACCGTAATCATCGCCACCCCAATAGACAGGTTTACCGTTTAATACGGCTTGCGTGCCGACAGGCCTTGATCCACTGGTCTTACTAGAAGGTCTTGTATTAGGAATAAAAGGAGCAGCTAAAAACCCTAAAGGAGTTGCCATTTCTAATGCGCCACCCCACCCTTTGTTTTCTTGCTCTTTCCCAAACTGTTGGATAGCTTGCGGTGTAATTTGCCCAAAAAATCTATCAACTGCGGGGCCAACTCTGTTTAATGCGCCTTCGATTTGATCAGTAGCGGCAATTCCAACTCCCAAAGCACCGCCACCAACAACTGCAGTGCCCCCTACAGCATAAGGAGAAACCCCTTTTGTTGCTACTCTTGCCGGAGGTGAGGGTAGTCCAGGGGCTTGTACGGGTCTACCCGGAAAACTCCGAAGAGGTTGAGTCGGAGTAAATCTAGTTGGAAGATCACGAGGTCCCAACTTTCCTACAGACCTATTAAGAACAGGTGCGATTAAATCACCGCCCTTTTTCTTCATTGCTTGTTGCAATAACTGCTGTATAAAATTGGGCATACTTACCTCCAAACCTCATGTAAATAAATGCGTGAACCAACAGCAGTGTCGGCAGGACCAGGTAATGCCTGGATGAATTCAGCACCAGAACGTTCGTAACGATAACGAGCCTGGAACGGATCTTTGTAGTTTGGAACGTAAAGAATCTGCGCAAGTCGATTGGTTTCGTAGAGATAAATCTCGTCCCAAACCTTCAAAGATTCCCTGGCATTGCTGGAGCGAATCGTACGATCCACATCACCAACGATGTTTTCAATACGAGTAGAAGGCGAAGTAGCAACTTCGGTTTTCTTCTCGGCAGTATCGCAACGACCAAGTTGAATAATAACTTTGTCGTAGAAGTATGAATCTGGGATAGTATTCATAGCTTCTTCAAGTCGGCTGTAGTCTCCTGCAGGCACAGTAACTGTAAAGTATCCTAAATGATACCTCACCCTACTCTTATCAAAATCAGATAAATGCACAGCCGTCGTTCCTGTATACTTATTGTAAAACAAAAAACCCAGTGGAAACCCGTCAACTCAACCCGCTAACCGGAAAGCCTTTTAAGTTTGGAGACGTGCGTGAAGACGGGTTTATTTTCCGACAGTGGGGTAAACTTCGAGCAGACGGCTACAGACAACCCCTTTGGATGTCGCCCGAAGCATTTGCACGTAATCGAAAACAATGCAAAGAACAACAAAGGATAAAAACAAAAGAACTAAGAAAGTGGTTAAACACAGTAAAATTATTCTATGGATGTGCTGTATGTGGTTACAATAAAATTGCGGAAGGTTTAGATTTTGACCACCTTGAAAATAAAAAATTTAATATAGGCGGAGAAGTAAAAACTAGCAAAGAACGCTTACTTAAAGAAATACAAAAATGCCAAATACTTTGCGGCACATGCCATAATATTAAAACGCGCGCACCAATTAGTTATTGCACGCTTCGCAAAAAAGATAATGAAGAAAAACCAATTGATATATTTTTGTTTTTAGAACACGAGAAACGCATATGATTACACATTCATTGGGTTTTGTAGAACTCCTAGGCCTCCCATTGCTTGCATCATTTGTTCCATCGTTGCACGATGATCTGTGCGTTGTGGGGGATTAAGTAATTGTTGCATCATTGTTGTTTGCATTTGATCTTGCATATAACGTTTCAAAAAATCTTGTCGTGTTTCTGCAGTATTTGCATCAGTAGTAGCGCCTGGACTAACAACTTGACCAGTGGGAATTAAGACTTCAGTTTCTGTTTCAGGGCGATCAACGTTACCATGGCCAACGCGGAATACAACCTTACCACTAGGATCTAAAGCCTCAGAAAAATATCCATATCCTCCACCACTACCGCGACGAATCTTGCCGCCTGCAATGCCAGGTATGTAAATAGATGCGTCTTCTACAGCACCTTTATCAAACCTGCTTTTACCTTTAAAAGGTACATAGAAATCAAAAGAATCAAATCCAGGACTTTGACTATGAGCGTGCGCTGCTGCTGCTCTTTCTAGTAAATCAATTTTATCTGATAGATCTGCTGCTGTATTCCACCTCCTTCCAGCCACTGCGTTGTTTGAGAATTCTATTACGCGCCCATGAGAACCGTATTGGTTTGCCAATGCATCCATTGCTTTGACTTTCTCAATAGCAGGGAGCGACTTTAACGCTTTCCAATCAATGTGATAGGGAGAGCTGCCACCAATTTTATCACTAGGTCCTGTATATCCACTGCGATTAACAGAGTATGCCATGTTGTTTTATTTCTTATTTTACGAGCAAAAAACCCCCGGTTTCCCAGGGGCTAGATAGGAGATGAGTATCAAACTCTGATCAAGTCTGCTGCTAAAACCGCGTCCCAATCAACCCGTTTAATTTGCTTTAACTGTTCAAGATTGTTAAACCTTTCACCCGATAAGGACATCTGAAGATCTTTAATTTCTCGAGCTGTTTTCAATCCGATACCCTTAATATGATCAGCGATCATTTGTGGGGTAGCGCCATTGATGTTAAGGCGTGTGTCCGGGGGGAAAGTACGTGGTTCTTCCTGCGATGCTTTATCTTTCACACGAAGAGTTTTTACTTTCTTCGTGGCTTCTTCATCAGGTGTGAGTTCAGTTTTGTAAGCGGTGTAAAGGCGACCGTCCTGGTCTTTGACCATGAACCAATCGCCTTGATCCCATTCGCTTACAATCTCAACACGTGCACCTGTCTTTTTATGCTGATAAAGCATATCTGCAGTTGGTGTAGACATAAGACCAGTTGTTCACTGGTCTTAGTTTAACCTAATCAGCTAACAACGCGACCAGTGAGGTACATGTCAATATCTTCGTAACCAGGTGCAACATCAGGTTGGATGTAGCACACTTCCACAACCAGGTAACCAGCGCGGCTGGCGGCACTGTCAGCGGCAGAAATGTAGAAACCACCGGAAGTCGTGGTGCTATTGGCGGTTTCCTTAGCGAACACACGCATGGTAGTAGCAGCGGTCACCGGATAGTTCACCACAGCACCAGAAACACCAGCAGCGCCGGTAGCAGTCAGGAAGGGGTTGAAGCCATAACCGGCAGTACCACCAGCAAAGTAGATTTCGCCGGCTTGGGTACCAGAGACGGTGGAGGTCAGGTTAGCCTGAATCACAGCCTCACCAACGCCCGAAGCAGCAGTGGGGCTACCACCATTGCTACGACCGAAAGAAATCACGTTGCCAGTTGCAGCATACACACCAGAAGCAACGGTGCCATCCCAACCGGAAGCCACGGAAATCGCAGTGCGATACACGTATGCAGGAAGGGTGGAGTCACCAGAGATCACCATGCCAGTGATGTTGGGACGAGTGTCGTCTTGGCGGTAAGGCGAAGGAACGATCACATCAGCGTTAGTGGTCACGGCAAGAGCGCCGGTGCCACCAGAAATGCCTACAACAGGCACATAACCACGCTGCTGGAAGTAACGGTAGCCAGGAGTAGCAAGCACCGAAGTAGGGCCTGCGTTGGAACCGGTGTCAGTACCAGCGGCGTTAGGGTTGATATTACGATACCAACCGTTGAGTGCATTATTCCAGTTACCTGGATAAATCTTTTTAGCCGTTAAATAAGTCATCTATCTTTCCAGATATGTTTGTTGTTATCAGATGTTGCCGTCATCTTGGATGAAGCTGAACGCAGTGGTGATGAAATCGGTGTTAAGGATTTCGAAACCAGCGTAAAGTTGCCAGATCAGAATGATGAAGCGGCTGAAGTCGTCGTTGTTGTTGATCAGCACCTGAGCATTCGGGCCGCCGATACCAACGCCAACAGCTTGAGGACCGAAGAAGTAACCTTGGGCCACTTCACGAGAAGCATAGGTACCACCAGTGCCATCGAAGGAAGCACTGATGCTCTTGCTTGGGAAGTTGGTCGATTCGAAGAACTTCACACCTTCGAACTGAACGCCGGTTGGCATTACAGGTTCACCAGCCAGGAAGTAACCTTGACCAGCCTGGGGACCCATGTAGAAGCTGGCGTTGTTAGGCATCATGGGATTACCCATGTACATGCCTTGACCAGGGTTACCAGCGTAACGAGCGATCTCACGGAAGTCAGGATCACGACGCAGGTGCATCATGAAGACGGGATCGCAGATGCAACGATACAGACCATCAGAGAAGGTCGGAACGTTACGCTTACGCAGGTCCTTAACAACGTTCAGCAGGTCGGTACGAACCTGGAATTGCTGAACATCAGCAGTGTACTCAGTGGCGGTGTAAGCAATACGACCAGAGGAATCTTTGGTCTTACCACCAGCAAAGTAGTAACCACCTTGCGAAGTAGAGGCGGCACCATTGGCTTCAGCTTTGGCGAGTTCATCAAGGAACACGCGGTCACGCCAACGGCGATAGTCGTCGAGCAGCGTCAAGCTACCGATCGACTGGTGGAACATGTTAAGGTTGCCGGAATCCAGAAGAAGGCGCTGTGCCGTAATCAGGGTTTCACGAGCAATCTTGAAGGTCGAAGGTTGAGTAGGATCACCCGGGTCCGCAGGACCGGTGTATTCCTTCAGCACAACAAGCACTTTCTCTTTGGTGATGTTGCGGCTGTTGGCAGTACCGATAGTCTGGTCGGACACACGCTCACGGCTGTCCTTGGTACCAGGGGTACCCCAGAACTTATAGCGATC